AGAATATATTGATATCTAATAAGTCTTCAATAACTGCTCTACGCTGCCATGTAGGTAATTGCATAAAGGGAATAAAAGAACTACTTCCTAGAACTACAACCTGATGGAATGATTTATGATTTAACTTAAGGATGTTTTGCTCTAAGTACTTTTGAAAATCACGGGCGTTAGAAGCTTGATTTATTTGATTGCCGTTTTGCCAGATTTCGAACTTACCTGGACGAATAGCCCGAATGATCTTAAACTCAGAATTACCTACATCAAACTCAACTTCAACCACAGTGCCTTTCTTATTGATACTATTAATCAATTGATCTTTCTTAATATCACGATGTGGTTTACCAAACAATCCATATGAAAGAGCGTCTAGCATAGTAGATTTGCCAGCTCCATTTGAGCCTACTATAAGAGTTGATGGGGTTCTATCAAGTTGTATCTTAATTGTATCTGAGCCAGTAGAAAGAAAATTCTTCCAGCTTACACTCTTAAAGTGTATCATAGGTACTTAACTCCTAACCAATTAGCGACTTTAGTTTTTAGCCAAGATTTGTTTTCCATTTTAAGACTGATACCTGTATCGTCTATCCTTGCCGCCTCATCACCGTCTGAATTACTCACGGTAAGATATGCATTCATAGTTCCACAATCCCAACTACTATCAATTGTTGTGACCAGATTATTGTCAACGTAAAATTTTAGTCGCTGATCTACAGGAACATCTAAGTCAAGACCTAGTTGTTGTGTAAGCGGGAATTGTAAGTCTAAATGCTGCTGGTACATTATACCACCTCCAAGTTTTGTGCTTCAGTATATAGTTTTCTCAATTCGACCTTAATGTGGTCTTTATCAAGGTCAGTCTCTACAGCTTCGACATATGAATCTAATAGCTCAGTTGTATCCTCAAGAGATACTTTACTATCTTCAACACTTTCCCCTTGGTATTCTTCAAAGCTTTCAGCAATTTTCAACTCATGCGTTTCGATGCTTTGAAGTTTATCAACAAACTTATCAAACATATACAAATCGTTTTTAGCCGCAACGATTAGCTTAATAAACATGTTTTCATATTGCTTAACATCTACATTACTATAATCAGTATTAGTATCATCATATACTATTTTTTTGAACATAGTGATTGGATTACGAACTGGAGTAACTGATCTATCAGCAGTATCTAATACATGAAAGTATTTTGGATCATCGCAATCAGACCAAGTGAATTCCATTTGACCTCCAAGGTAATGAACATTGCCTTGACTCGATTTAGTATGAAAATGACCAGTTAGAACAGTTTCAAATCTAGAGAATATATCAGCATTCATTCCATGTGGATTAGTTATACCAGCCATGAGTTCAAACCCCTTTAGTTCAAGGTGAGCACCAAGGATAGAAGCTTTGCATGACATAGCCCATTTAGTGTATTCTTCGTAGTTAGCACTATTAATCCAAGGTAATACCCCAACTTTACAGCCATCATAATCTAAAACCGTCGGCTTCATTATGATATTTACATTGCTAGTAAAGTATCCAAGAAGTTCTTTAAGGGAACATAGTTCATTGGTGTTCTTAAAATACACATCATGGTTACCAGGAATGATATCCATAGTGATACCCATATCACGCATAGGCTCAAGAAAATGCTTACGATTGGCGTGGAGAGCTTTAAAGTTGACGAACTTTCTGTGCTCATAGTAATCTCCAAGATGCAATATATTAGTGATACCATGCTCTTTGAGATATGGAAAAAAGATTTCACTATAGAATCTTTCTTGATAGTTCAAAAATATATCAGAGGAATTTCTGACACCGCAATGAGTGTCATTAAGAATAGCTACTTTCATAGGGGTTACACCATAAATAATTCTAGTTTGTCTTTCTCTTTTTCAATCTTAGCAAACTCTTTTATCTTAGCATCCTTGGTTCTAACTTGATCAATCCTTTGTCTCAACTGATCCACATACTCCATAGTTTGCTGAGCTCCATTAGAGTCCATACCCATAGCTGCAAAATCTTCAATGCCCATTCTTTCTATGAATCTAAACTTAATGTCTTGCTGCTTCTTTTCTTTAGTGATACGTCTAATAAACGCAAAGTAACAAATTTGAGTAAAATAAGAAAATGCATTAGGGTTACCTGTTCTAGTAGCAGTTTCAATTCTGTAATTATTGATTGCTCTTAAACAGTTTTCAACACCATCCATTACCATTTCTTCACGATAGGTATATCGAACAAAGTTTGGTCTATGTGATAGTCCTTCAGATATTTTCATGAAGCATGTTGCTACATAATTAGTTACCTTAGGAACTTCAAGATCTTTTTCCTTTGCTTCATTAGCAGATTTAACGTATTCAACAACAGCCAAAGAAAACTCTTTGTTGTTAACGTAGTGTGGTTTAGCTTTAGCTTTAGTAGTCATTTGTATCTCCTTTAATATAGTCTATTATAACACAAAATAAGGTCAATGTACATCATTATTTTAATTTAATTTATTTTACGTATTTTGAATAAAAGGATGTACAAATGCTTAAAAGTGTGATATAATATAGATGTTACCGGGGAGGTTAGGGGTATACTATAATTAATGAACCGTTTCTTTACCTACATGATCCGTACCGGATGCATACCATTCTTCTTCATTGGTATCATCAAGATAATCATCTTCAATGTTATCAGGACCAGCTTCATCTTCTCTAGTACAGAATCGAATGTACGAATGTTTCGACTCCTCAATGATACCACTTTGCATAACGATAGAACTCTTAAGTATTTTAAATAGATTCTGTTCAGAGAATGGGAACCAAGATGAAAACATATATACCCCTAGATTGGATACATGCACGACCGCAGGTCGTTCAATGATGAATGCATTCTCGGTAGCATTGTTAACTAGACCGATGATTTCTTCACCATTAGTTAGTTTAAAATGTCTGATGTCTAGGTTTTCTATACTCATTATATCTCAATATTGTGTAGTTTATAATCAAATTTTTCACGACTGTAAATTCGAATTCTTTCAGCAGCGTGTTCAAGTGTATAATTCTTTTTAGATTTCCAATGTAGATCATCCGCAATATCGTATACCTTAGTATCTATACCGTCTCCAGACTTACGTAACCCACGACCTATCGATTGCAAAACCCGAATCTGTGACTTAGACGGAGAAGCAAAGATGATGTTATGTAGACGCTTAATATTAATACCAGTACTAAAAGTACCCATGGAAGCAACAATAATTGCGTCATCTTGTTTCTCAGTAAGCTCCCTGATTTGTTCTCTCGTATCCACATCGGTTTCACCTGAGACATAGAACAACCTCCTATCATTTCTTGGCAATTCATCAAACTTTTCCTGAAGCATTGTATGTAATGGCTTACCATGTTTTTCTACAAATTGAAACAGTATTAATGTATTACCTTCTAGATCCATAGCCAAATTAGCTATGAAGTTATTTCTTGGTTCGTACTTTACAATAAAATCAATCTCATCTTGGTATTTCATTTTAGAGACTAACTTACAATACTCATCGCTATACTTTAATAGTAATACAAAGATATCTAAACTGGCTAATGATTTTTGTTCGATCAATTTAGCCGTTGTAGTAACCTTAAACACTGGACCAAACAAACCTTCTAAAACCAACTGATGAGTTTGTGATCCATCTAAAGTTCCTGTAGTACCAACTCTATAACCAGCCTCTACGCATTTTTCCAATATAGACGTCAATGATTTAGCTTTAAAGTTATGAGCCTCATCGCCAATAACCATACCGAAATCTTGGAACCATGGTGACTGCATCTTATATATCGATTGCCAAGTACTAATAATAACTCTTTGTTTAATGTTGTACTTTTCTTTACCGCCATAGATCTTATGGCAGTTTTCTTCTACAGACCAATCATCAGTAGTACTATAATCTGCAAAATCCGAATACATTTGCTCAACCAAAGATGTTGTAGGTACAATCAATAATATGCTTTGATCATGGTATTCTAAAAAGTACCGAATTGCTAGATATATGATTAAACTCTTACCAGAGGCTGTCGGGCTTAATAGTAATGCCTTTCTATCTGATAAGGTGCACGAGAGTGCATCAAGTTGGTAGTCCCTTGGTGTTATCCTTTCTCCGTTAGCAGAGAGTGACAGACCCTTAAGGAAGGTATCTATGTCAGGCAGTTCGGTTGCATTAGGCCTACCATACACCGAATTGTCCTCTATGATGAGTTCATAGTCCCTAACATCGGCAAATTCCTTCAAATACTTAAGTAAACCGCCGTATATTACCTTTTTTCGTACATCATATAGGCGTATTTTGCCGTCCCACATACGATTTTTGTATGCTGGCATGAATTTATACCCTTCAACGAAGAAGCAAAAGTGCTCTGAGATTTCCATCTCTATCCCCGGTTCAGTCACTAACTGGAGAAAGACTTCATTCTTCTTTTTAACTATTATTTTTTCCAAGTCACAATTCCGTCGTATAATGCATATGTAAACTTATTAGTCTTTAATTCATAACCTTTAAAGTCTACAATTTTTTCTTTAGAGTTTTCTGAGATAAAATCTCTCAGCTGAGACAAAGAATGCCATTTACCATTCTTCTTTTCTATTTTATCTATAAGGGTCATTTAGTATCCACCACTCTTAAACCATCCTTTACCTTTTAATTGAAAACCACCACTAGCAACTATAACTTTTTTCAACTCTTCTTCTTTACATTCAGGGCAAGTTGATAGTGGATCATCTACAATTCTTTGCATTTTCTCGAATGCGTGATCGCATTTCTTACATACGTAGTTATATGTCGGCATTAACTAATTTACTCCAATCAGTATCTTCATCCATCATCTGTACTTGCCCTTTGAAATGTTGTGCTTCTATTAACCGATTATAAATACCTGCGTTATTCATACGCAAACCATAACCTTCTTTGTGGCATCTGTAGAGTGATCCGCTTTCACCATGAAAATGAATTTCATCTTCACGATCAAACACAAGAGTAATACCACTGTTCATTCGCCAACTGTCACCATCTAAGTAACCACCACTCCATCCTGCTAGAACTTTGTAGATAGGGAACGTACCCTTACCTTCTTTAATTTTTAACACTACCCAGTTGTCTGGCGTATAATCACTCATTTCGACTCCAACCATCTTATAGGTTTGCCCTGGCGTTCTTCGAATTGACGTATCAGTTCTTCATATGTAATCAGACTTTCATCTTTTATATTGTCCAACCAATCACCAAAGGCATTCCAGTCTTCTGTACGCATAGGAGCAACACCATATTCTGATTTGCCGCACCAGTATGTATCATCATCTAGTCCATAGATGTCGATACGACCACAAGAATAGTTTTCTAAAAAGTCTTTATACTCTACTACTGGTAATATCTTCCCTGATGTTTTCTTCAATACAAACGGTATGTCTCGTTCTTCGTACCAACGAGTAGAAACAGGGCCCATCCAATTTGTGCTATAGCTAATCATTGATTACATCCCGCTAGTGAATTTATTCCACTCAATAATATTTTTAATATTTTGATGTCTCCACTTTACGTTTTCAAGTATTTCTTTTAACGTATCGACGAGCTCTTGCGTGTAATGCATTTTGGCTTGATGCTCTTGGATTAATGGATCTGCATCATACCACTTATCCATATCTCCTTTAAGTACTGTTAAACCATTCAAAGGATCGTATTCCCATCCTTTAGCATCAATTTCTACTTTACTTAATTTACCATTGTAGTGCATAAATTTATCACGTAGCAATACCTTAAACTGAAGATCTAATTTCTTAAATCTTAGTCTATTAATAGAATATAGTTCTAGGTATTTTGAATGAAGTTTAGCAGAATCTCTAGCAGATTGGTCTAATTGTAATTCATCAATGATGGAATCTTTCTTCCACATTTCAAGTATTGTTTCAAGGTTATTCATTATATCTCCATAGTATAGAATTATTTATAAGGTATAAAAATACCTACTTTATTTCATAATAAGAATAATGTAAAGTTACGTCAGCTTGCAAGTACTCAATATCAGTTTGTTGCGTTGAGAATTCAACTGCAGATAATGATGTTGGGAAGCAATCTTTAAATGTAATTTCTTTTGTAACATTATTATGGCTACTCAAAATTGCTAAGGTAGCGTCTGATTTAAACTTTTCTCCCTTATTGATTATATTATGCATCCAATTAAACATTTCGATATAGTTTTCCATATCTTCTGTAATGTTAAATCTAATAGCTAAATCTCCAAACGCAATTCTGTCACCAGTCATAGCAAGGTTAGAACCTTTATATGGAACGGCAGCTTCAGATAGAGTTAAATCTGGCAGAGTGGCTGAGGTACAAAAGTATTCAACATTAGAATATTGTGTTGAATCAATTTTGAATTGAAACCCTGTAGGGCTTAAAAAGTTTTTATTTGAAGTAGTCATATATCTATTTATACGCCTTAAATGTATGAATTATAAAAATGCCATCCATGGCCAGCTAACTCCTT